TGCCGATAACCTCTGCGTATGGCCTCGCCCCACCACTTGCCGTGCAGCTTATCCATACACCAAACAACGGCCTCGCGCTTCATGCGAGGCGTAAACGCACCAGAGTTTACAGCGTGGGTCGCAACCACGCATCCACCACCGCCGCCACCGCCGCCTCCGCTGTCACCGCTGTCGCTAGATGTTGGACGTGCGGGTGGAGCGGTTGAGGCCGCAGATGGAACCAAGTCGCCGCTTGGCGTCATGACATACTGCGTCGGGGCTGCGCTTACATCGTCTGGCCGCTCGTAACCGCCGGTTGACGTGCTATAAATCATCCCAGATGGCGCGGCCTCCTGCATCTCCGTGACGGTCGGGGTTTCAATCGGGTTATTTACACCGCCAACCTGATAAGTGTCATCAAGCAATATCTGGCCAAGCAATGTATTCGCCGCAATGCCAGTTACGCCTTCTTGGATGTCGTCCACTACCTGCTGGACAGTTGACGCTTCACTTGTGTCGGTTATCCCTTCGGCGGGATCTGTAATCATCGTGGAAGCCTGCACATTTGATGGCGGCAAATATGCCGCAGCACCCGCTGCGTCAACCATCTCCGGCGTTATCCCGTAGCCAGTTGATTGGCCTGTCGGGTCTTGCGCTGCTTGCGCGGCCTGATAATCGTAAACAGTTTGGAAGGCTTCATCGTATTGTGGGTTAGTTGGGTCGGTTGCCACGATTTGCTGCGCAATCTGAACCTCTGGCGGCGCGATATTGAATATCTGGTCATTAGGCTGGACGGCCAAATTTGGGTTAGCGGCAAAGCTAGTCATCTCGTAAGATACGTTTTGCGGCCCCGCCATTGCTTGAGCCTGCGCAATCGCCAGCTCGTTTTCGCGCTGACGCTCACGCTCCTGCGCACCTGTCATATATTGGCCATAGTCAACAGGCTGCTGGACGCGTGATCCGACTTGGCCGGTCACGGGATCAATGAAGAAGCTGTCGATAAACTCTTTCTGCGCTGGTCGTCTCGCCGCAAGCTCGGCAACAGATTGCTCGTACATTGGCGCGGCGCTGTAGCCAGACACGCCGCCCGCATATTGCGTTGGCGGGGCCATGCCGCCCATGACGTCTGCCTGAGACATCTGCGGCCCCAAGCCAAACGCGGATGCAACGTCAGCGGTCTGCTGGAAGCCCGCCTGCTGGAACGGCGTAAACGCGGCAACATCTGGCCCGTAATATGGAACGTATCCAATCTGACTGATGCCTTCGGCCTTTGCCAAGTTACGGCGCGCCGCCTCTTCAATGTATTCTGGGATCGTAACTGATGACGTTGTTGACCCGCCCTTGCCGCCTGACATTATTCAAACTCCTTCACATATGAGGCGTGCAGTGGCGTCCAGCCATGCGCCTTCAGTGGTTTCTTCCAGCCAAACCGGCCCGTCATGGTCAATGCAGAGCATCCTTGCGCTTTTGCCCATGCTATCACATCTTCATGCATTTCTAAAATCTGATCCAACTCGCCGCCGCCAAGAAACACGTTTAAAACTTTCTTTCTCGGATATACCACTATTTCGGTCACTATGCACCCCCTCGGCGTGGGCCAAAGCTGCATCGTTCCCTTGTATATACCTTCGGCCACGTCGATGAAGTCATGCGTGCCGCCGGAATACTCCAAAGCAGCCTCAATCCAGTCGCGGCATCTCTCAAGCTCTTTATCCATGAAGCCTCGTAATTGCTAAAGTTGACGCTGGTATTGCTGGCACCGGCGAAGACGCTGCGGTGTAATTGAGAAAGCCACTTGTGCTGTCGATCATGTAATTCACTTCCAAGTAGTCATTCGCCGCAAGCGTGAATATCTGCGTGCGCGACGTGACCAGCGTGGCGTTGTTCTGGTGCAGCGCAGTGGTCATGCCGCTGTTTTCCACGTTGGTGCCGTTGACGCTTGGCCAAAAATAGAAGTGAACAGTGCTGGCTGACGTTGATGATATTTGCGCCGAGAACGATACAACATATTGGCCCGCCTCCTCGAACACAATGCGCGACGCTGGCGTGCCTTGCGTGATGCCGTCATTGCCGCTGGGCGCGTCATATGTGAGCTTGTACGCCGTGTTGGCGGCAACAGGCGTGACGTCTGACGTCAGCATAAAGTCAGCGTGGCCGTCTTCCAGCACAACTTGCCGCCACTCGCCGTTTTTGCTGACAACAGGATACAAGTTTATGCGATCCCACATCAGCACGCCATCTTCTGCCGCGCTCTCGTCGCCCGTCTGCTGCACAAGTGGCGATCGCGTCTGGCCGAGATACAGCATCATGCGCCGCGCCCATGACTTCCAGTCATCGCCCTGCGGTTCTGGTGCGCGGTATTGCTGCGTCATCTACGTCCACCCGCAACGGCATCTAGCCGGTTTATGCCAACCCGCCAGTCGGCAAGACGTGCGCCGTCAACGCGCATGCGCACCTGACGGCCCGTGAAGCGCATGCTGGTGGGGTTTGACATGCTAAACGGCCCGTATGATCGCTCGGTGCCGTTGGGATAGAAACGCGTCTTAAACGTGGCGCTGACATCGCCCTGCGTTTTCTCGTCGGGGATCATCTCCGTCACGCTGACAACGTTATCGCCGGAGCCAAGCATGATGGGGCCAGTTTCCGCAAACGGCGTCAGGCCGCCATACTCAAACCCGATCTCATGCTCGTATATCTTATTGTCAGACGGGTCGGCCATCATCGGCTGACGGAACGTGCCTGCGTCTGTTCCCGCCGTACGGGATAGCGTACCGATCGACCACGTATTTTCGACGTAGTTATATGTCACATAGCGGTCGTTTTCTGTGGACGCGCTGGACGGATAGAACCACCACACTTCCCCGTATTGGCCGTTTGACATGGCAAACGCCTTGCTGATCTGCGCGCGGTTGATGTCGTTAAACACGTAATCAGACACGTCGCTCTGGATCTCCTGCACGCCGCCGCCTGTGTAGGCGTAGAACGCATGCACGCCCATCCAGAAGCAGCCGACGTCCACGTTGGCGTATGCAAGCTTTGCAGCCAACCCGCAGGAAGACCCGACGCGCTCAATGCCGTAGACATATGGCGGGCCAATGTAGTTGGCGACATGCGCGTCACGCGTTGTCAGAATAAGCGTCTGGCCGCGCACGGAAACGCCCGCCATGATCTCGCCCTCGGTTTGCAGCTCAAGGTCGCCAGCCTCGTTTGTCGCGGCAGGCGTCCACGTCGTATTGTCTTCTCGGTCAGACCACTGCACAAGGCGCGGATTGCCGCCAGCGCCAAGGCAGAATAGGAAGCGCTCAGCCGTGACGACGATGCTCTTGTTATCGACAGGCGCGTTGGCGACTTGCGCGGCTACCGCGCCGGTGTTTAGCTGCCACTCGTAAACCTTGCCGTCGTCTTCGTTATTGGCCAGAAGATACTGCCCCCACGCCTGCAAGTTCCACGCGGTGGCTGGCTGAATGCGTACAGTGTCTGGCCGCGCAACGCCGTATGCGTAGCTGCCAAACAAGCCGCCGCCGAAGCCGGTAAACGCTATGGCATCTTCGCGGCCAACAGTCAGGCCGACCGGCGTGATGTCGTATTGCACGCCGGAGCTGTTGTAGGCGTAGAGCTTGTTATATGTGCCGGTGGCAATCCATCTGGCGTTGGTATTGTCTGACCAAGTAAGCATTCCGCGCGGCGTGGCATTTGTGGCGGTGTTGGATCTTGTGCGCCAACCTTTGACCGGCTGCATCGTGCCGTCGATCCAACGGATCAGGCTGGCATCGCGCCAGCGGCCCATGCTCTGCAAGTCGGTGCCGTTGCGGTAAACCCCAGCGGGTACGTCTAATCTAATCAGAGCCATCGTTGCCTCGTTGGTGTTGCGCGCTTGCCGCAGTGTAACACATGACCATTTGATGCGCAAAAGGGCAGCGTTTTGCTGCCCCTAGCGTTTTCGTTATGCGTTGGGAGTTATCCAGCTTCCAATGCGGCCACTTTAGTTTCCAGCGTTTCAATCCGCTCCATTGCCTCTTGCAGCGCCTTGACTGCCTTCATGTAAAGCACGGAGTAATTAACGGATTTGCGGTCTGGGCCATCTGGATCTGCCTCATCAACAGGCTTAGTTTTCACCAAACCGTTCATGCCAGAAGCTTCAAGCTCCTGAGCAATCACACCAAGCTGCACTGTCGCAGCATCGCCCATTGTT